TCTCTGGATCTTATTAACCTATTCCCATTCGCTGGTGAAGAAGAAGTTGAGATCGAAGTTAGCACACCATCTCTCGAAAAGGGTAACATTAGTGCCAAGTTTTACATCTATAAGATGACAGACAGAGAACTTCTTGGTGATAGAAATATGGTGTATCAGTTACACTTTATTTCCAACGAAGCTATTGTTGACTTGAATAAGAAAATTAGTCGTGTGTATGGCGACAAACCTGAAGTTATTATCAAGAGTTTGTTGGAAGATCAATTGAATGGTCTGCAGTCTACTAAGAAATTAATCGCAGAACCTACGGCTAAGACTGCCAAGTTTATTTCTAATTTCTGGTCTCCAGTAGAAGCCATTAACTACGCAACACAGTTAGCTGAGAATAAAAATGGATCACCTAGTTTTGTTTTCTATGAGAATCGTGATGGGTTTTATTTCACTAGCTTAGAATCTCTATACGACGCACAGGTCTATCAAGAATTTGTGATGGACAAATACACACGTGACGATAAAAAGAATGGTGGTGATGCAAAGAACGTGTCTCAGGATTACAAACGAATTGGAACTATTAGCATTCCAAAAGGGTTCGACTATATGGAAAGAATCCGTAATGGTATGTTCTCTTCTAAGATGATTTCTTATGACCTAACTAAGAAAGCATATAATGTTAAGAACTTCAATATGTTTGACGGATTTGATTCTCAAAAGCATTTGAATAAGTTCAATGTCGCTTCTAGTAAGGCTATCTTTAGAACAAACTCTAAAATAGTCAACTATCCACGTATGAATTCAAACTTTAGTGGTTTCACTGATGCTACTAACTACAGAAATTCACAGAAACGTGCTTCTTTGTTGCTTGCTGCTGAAGCAAACAAAATTCAGATCACTGTTCCAGGTCGTTGTGACTATACAGTTGGGCAAAAAGTTAAAGTTACATTGAACAAGATGGAACCTATATCCAAAGACGATATGGATGTGACAGATAAGATGTTCTCTGGTTACTATCTCATCTCTGCTGTTAATCATTACATAACTCGTGATATGCACGAATGTAATATGGAACTAATTAAAGACTCATTACTCATGAGCGTTGACGGGAAATAATAATGTTTTATACAGGCGTAGTTGAAAATAGGCAAGATCCATTACAACTTGGTCGTTGCCAAGTTCGTATCGTAGGACTCCATACACACGATAAAGCTCAGTTACCAACTGAGCAATTACCATGGTCTACACCAGTTCAGCCAGTCACATCTGCTGCTATGAACGGTATCGGTATGACACCACTTGGTCCAGTGGAAGGGTCTACTGTTATTATTATGTTCGCTGATAATGCTCAACAGCAACCAATTATGCTTGGTACGATCGGTGGTATCCCCCAAGCGCCGAAGGCTATTGAAGATGATGACAGCGCAACCCCGTTTGATGAACCAGCAAACTTAAAAGACATCGTATTGCGTACAGTCGTTGGTCCAACTACTGGCAAACAACTGACATTTGTGGACAACGAAACTGGTAGAAAAGATCTAACTAAGGGTCTAACTGCTAATATGAAGGTTGTTGGTTTTGGATTATCCGATAACTGCTATATCGTCACAGTAGATGGTCCAGATAAAATCACAATCAATGAGATTGTTACTGGTTACGCTGAGAACATTATCACATTCAAACCAGCGCCAACAAACTTAGACGCTGTCAATACAAGTAAGCTGGAAGGTGTTCTGACCACAGCGACTGGTATGCCAGTTACTACTAATGGTGGCACTCCAGTTCGTTCTGCTGAATCACAACAAGGTGCTCCAGCGCAGACATCTACGAACGTCTCTATCCCAACCATTCCACCACCAAAAGAATCTCCAGACGCAGCTAAGTCATCTGCTGGTATCAAGGCTCTTATCGCAGCCTGTGATAAAGTTGGATTGACAACCAAAGAACAGAAGTGCGCATTGCTCGGTATTGCTGGTGGTGAAACACGATGGATTCCTCAACTGGAATCATACAACTACTCTGCTTCTCGTATGAAGCAGATCTATTCATTTGCAACAGACGAAGATGTTGCCAAATATTCTGATGCCTCTAAGAAAGGTATCACACGTGAGCAATTCTTCTCTTGGGCTTATGGTCCAACTAAACGTGGTAAAGGTTTCCTAGGAAACCAGACAGATGCTGATG